CAAACGACAGAGGAATTATACCTACCCTGTCGGATTGTTTCAACTGAAACTATTTCATTTGCAACTATCGGTCGCCGCCCGAGGCGCGATAGTCTGTGGTCCCCGCCAGTGGACGCCCCTCAGAAAAGCCGGACGTTTCGCAATCGCAAATTGCGGCCCCTTGACTCACAAGCCGGGGGCTCCGGGTAGTGTCACCAGACCCCGGACAAACAGGCAATCCGCATTTGATCTAGCGTCTGGCCCACGATACGGGTGCCTGATGAGATACGTGGTGAGGCCAGCAGCGATGCAGCCCCGCTGTTGTAGGAGGTCAAAGCGGCGGCTTGTGCTGTTGTGAAAATGATGCGCACCCTTCACAACCCCGCCAGCATCGTGTAGACTAGATGCGCACCTAACGAAAGGAGACCACCATGCAGGAGCCCAACAAGCCGCCGCGGAAACTGCCTCCTGAATTGAATGAAGCCAGGGAGATGATTCTTTCCGCATTCCACCATAGCTCTGCTGCGGCCTCATTGCGCAAGCCGAAACCCGGAATGCCGATGGACGTTTTTTTGCGTCTTTTCAGTGAGCACGTCGAGTTCCTGAGGTTGGCGATGCAGACGAAACGCACCCTCATCCAGTTCGACCGCAAACACGACCGGAGGCGACGGTGAACGCCGAGCGCGCCGCCAGGATGTGTGAACACGGCCTCACCCCGGCCTGGCTCGAGCAAAAGATCTCCGCGGGCATGCGATACCACGCCATTGCGACAAGCTTCAAGCACAAGAACGGTTTGGTCGTACTCGCCGACACCATCGAAAACCTGGACGAGTTCTGGGGCCTCAATCAACCCGGAGAAACATCATGACCGGATCATTCGACTCCCCCGCCGAGCAATTCCTTCTGGCCCTGCTGATATTCGCGCTGATCATCTTCCCGGTGGTCTTGTGCGTTACTTACATCATCAACCAGGCCCGGGAGCGCCGGCGCGAGGACCGCCTGTGCGATCTGGCCAGACGAGAAAGGACAAACCAATGAACGAAACAGACGAAAAAATCGAACAGCAAGGCCGCGACGACGATGAATACCGGAGCCGCTCTGTGATCGACAAGGACATCCCGAAGTCGATCGATGCCACGAAGTTCGACCGCCACCGGATCCTTGATCTGGCCCGGACCGACCCGCTGCTCTACGTCATCGCGAACCATCGCATGCTGACCGCGAAAGATTCAGAACTGGCCTGGGAGGACGCCATGCGCTATGCCGTGGTGGCCCTGGTCAAACAGAAGCAGGATCTCGAGGCACGCCTGCGGGCCGCGCTGCAAAACAGTGACCCGCCAAAAGAGTTGTGATAGCATTGATCTACCTTGGTGGGTGCGGTTGAGGCTCCGTAGAAAAGCCTAGCCCAGGGTCCCCTAACCCGTTAGCGCTTCCGGCTCAAGCGTGGGCGAATGAAGCCAGCCCCGGCACCGAACCTTCATCAGGTGTCCGGGGCTTTTTGTTGATTCCGTAGTGCGCACCGGTTACACTTCGCGCCCATGAACGCTCAGATCACCAAAGCGGCGCTGATCGAGACCCGGCGGGCCCTGACCGACATGGCCGTGCCGCGGCGTCCTGTGGCCGTCCTCCCGGCGGCCCTGGTCGATCTCCTGGAGGCCCGCACCGGAATCCGGATCTCCGTGGGCGACATCATGGTCGACACCTTCGGCCGGGAAGTCGAGGTCGTGGAAATTCTGGCCGATTTGCCTGGACAATAGGTGCGCACCCGTGTAGAATCGGGTTCCCCTCAACGAAAAGGACCCACCATGTCAGCAAGATCAATTGAACAGATCATCGACAAATTGCTCGACGATCTCAGCACAAATCCCGACCAGGACATCCACGGCGAACTCGAGCGCGCGGCCGGCAAGCCCGGCGATCGTGCGCATGAATGTTTCCAGGCGTCAGATGCCATCGCCGTGATCGTCTCGCTCTATTTCCTGCGCTACGCTGAACTCCTGATCGAGGTAATGGGCGAAGGCGGCATCGAAATCCTGGAAATCAAGCGCAACACATGGCTGTTCCGTCATTCCAACGGCGGCGCGATCATGAAATTCGGCGTTCCGTATTTTCATTTCTCGACCACTGACGACAAGAGCGAAGGATTCGCCAAGGCGGTCGAGCTGGCCGAATACGTTAATGACGAACATATTGATGAGGCGAAGAAGCAGAAGGTAAAACTGTCCGGTGTAGTCGACAAGCTCTGGCGCCGGCTTCTTTCCAACCCACAGAGGAGTAATAACCATGCCCATTCGTGAAGATCTGGCCCTGGAAACGCTGAAAAGCATCCGCCGGGGCGAAATGCTCGATGAACTCAGCGAGGAGATTTCAGCCGTCGTCAAGGCTGCGGAGGACTCGGCCAAGGTCGGCGAGGTCAAGATCGTGCTGAAGTTCAAGCCCAACGGCGCCGGCCAGATGGTCATCACCGACGAGACCACGGCCAGGAAGCCGAAGCCGAACGCGCCGGCAACCCTGATGTTCAACGATGTCCACGGCAACCTTTCCCGCCGGGACCCCAACCAGGCCGATCTTCCGTTGAGGAAGGTCAGCGAAACCAGGACCGAGGAGAAGAAACATGGATGAAGAAGCCGTCAGAGCCATTATCGAGAACCTGACCGCCGGCCGCACGATCGAGGGCGAGAATGGCCGGCAGCACATGCTCCTGCCGCCCGGCTGGGATCGTCGTACCGACCAGATTGGAGAACCGTCGTACATCGAGGAGCAGGTCTCCTTTTCCAGGCTGGACTCGTTTATCGCCTACCTGAAGCGGTTCAAGCAGGGAGCCACGTCCGTATTCATCGCCGACGACATTGTTGAGGCGGTGATCGATTACCACGGCCTGATGGAGCCAGGCCTGTGCGCTCACAAGGCCACCTACCCGCTACCGCTGTCCGATGAATGGAACGGCTGGACCTGCGCGGACAAACGCAAGGTCGGCCAGGAGGCGTTCGCAGAAATGGTCGACGATCGGATCAGGGACTTCCGGGAGCCGGACGGCGCCACCATGCTCGAGATCGCCCAGACGCTCAAGGTGGACAAGCAGGTCACGTTCAAGAGTCAGGTGTCGGTATCGAACGGCAACATCGGGCTGGAGTACCGCGAGGACACCGACGGCACGGCCGGCAAGGCCCGCCAGATCACCATTCCGGAAACCTTCACCCTGGGTATCCCGGTGTTTCAAGGAGGGACCCTGTGGGAAGTCAAGGCACGCCTCCTGTGGTCCGTGTCCGGCGGCAACCTACAGATCGGCTACAAGCTCCAGCGCCCTGATCTCGTCTACCGCGAGGCGATCGATGAAATCGCCGAGACGATCGAGGAGGCCGCGGAGGTCTACTTCGGCAGCCGGTAATCCGTCCGGAGCATAGTTTCAACTGGCGCCTCAACCCGGCCGGCCATCCGGGGGATAGCTGAACCCTCGCAGCGCGGCGCCATTTTTCTTTCTGACGAGGGAATAGAGGACTTCGAGATGAAATTCACCATCACGATAAATCAGGCCGGGATCGCCGATTCCGGGCTGGCGGAACACACCGACATGATTGACTGGGCCATCCTGGAGTACATCAAGGATTGGTCCATGAACCCGAAGGCGGCCAGGATCGGCAACAAGGTCTGGATCAACTACAGCCACCTGTGCAAATCCATGCCGCTGCTGGGCATCAAGACGAAGGGGCCAATCAGCCGGCGGATCTCGAAACTCCGTGAATTGGGCCTGATCACTACGGAAAAAGACCCGGACGGAAACCTTTATGCGGCGCCGACAGAGCGGTATAACGAGGTCTGCAGGAAGGTGCCATCGCCCGACGAAATAGGTGAGCAGATATGAAATACAGTGCTTTGATCAACCTTGCGGGAATTGAAGACGCCGGATTATCCAAGAAGACCGACGCGGCCGACTGGATCATTTTGGAGTACATCTACGACTGGTCAAATAGCGGAGAAGCCATCAAGGTGGGGGACCATGTATGGATAAATTATTCTCACATGAGTCGCAGCCTGCCGTTGCTTCCGGTTGCCTCCAAAGACAAAATATCTCGCCGCTTCAAGAAGCTCCGAGAACTTGGATTGATCGTCACTACCCAGGCTTCTGATGGCCGAATTTTCGCAAAAACTACCCAACTGTATTTCAACATCACGAAGTTCAGGGCTTCGTCAAATCCATCGAACCCGTTACCCAAAACGCAACACCCCGTTACCCAAAACGCAACACCCCCGTTACCCAAAACGCAACATTCAGTAGAGAATCAGGTATTAGGTAATCAGGATAATGTTGGCGATTCTGGCGAATCTACCCCACCAGCCGCCGAAGACGAAACCGGAAAACCAACCCCGGGATGGGTGATCGACAGATACCACGACCGGTTCCCTTACGCCCGGAGCGTCGAGAAGCTGACTTCCAAACGAAGATCCCACCTGGCTGCCCGTATCAAGAACGACCTGACGACCCGAGACGACTGGGAGCGGTACTTCGATGTCGTGGAGGCCTCGTCCTTCCTGATGGGCCGACAACCACCGGGCGCCGGGCGAAACCGCCCATTCCGCCTGTCGATCGACTTCCTGATCAACGAGACCCGCTGCGCGGACATCATGGAGGGAAAGTATGACGACGACTGAGGCACCGTCTCCATACAACCCCGTCCGCCAGCCACCGAACAACACCGAAGCCGAACAGGCGGTCATCGGGGCCATGCTGATCTCCAAGCGAGCGCTCGACATTGGCCTGGAGACGCTTTCGGTCCAGGACTTCTACCGGGAAAAGAACAGGATGGTGTTCAAGGCCATGAGCGATTTCGTGGCCGCAGGGACCGAGGTCGACGCGATCACCCTGCTCGACTGGTTCACCGAGCGCAGGGCGACCGACAGGATCGACAACGGCGCCTACCTGATCGAGCTTGCCAACAACACCCCGGGCGCGTCCAACGTCTCAGGCTACGCTCGCCAGGTCCGCAAGAAAGCGATGGCCCGGGAGCTGATCGAGGCCACGACGGCGGCCTGCGACGAGGTCTGGGAGGGCGGGGATGTCGAGAAGATCGCATCGAGCATGGCGACCAGGATGATGTCGTTCGGGATCGAGTCCGGCTCCCGGCCGCGCACGTTCGCCGAGATCGGACGGTCTTGGCTGTCCATGCTCCATCAGCGCCTCGAGGGCGATATAGTGGTCCAGAAGACCGGAATGCTGGATGTTGACCGACACTGGCACGGGCTCAGACCCGCGGAGCTGATCGTCATAGCCGCAAGACCGGCGATGGGCAAAACCACAATGGCCATGTCGATCGCCGAAGAAATCGCGAAGAAAGAGTGGGTCCATGTGTTTTCACTTGAGATGGACGCCGAATCGCTTTACCAGCGCTGGGTCGCGCACGAAGTCGACCAGGAGCGCCTGATGGAGCCGGTGGACCTGCAACCCGAGGACTGGTCGACCATCATTCTCGGCGTCTCCAAGTCCAAGCAGAACAAGATTCTGGTCGACGATGAGGGTGGGCTGCACATCAACAAAATCATGGCACGCGCCCGTCAGGCGAAGGCCCAGTACGACACCAAGGCGGTGATTGTCGACTACATCCAGTTGGTCCAGGGCGACGGCGACAGGCGAGCCGAGAAGGTCGGCCACGTCACCCGCATGCTCAAGAAGCTGTCGAAAGAACTCAAGGTCCCGGTCATCGCGCTGTCCCAGTTGAACCGGTCGCTCGAATCCAGGACCGACAAGCGCCCCATGCTGTCCGACCTCCGTGAGTCCGGGGAGATTGAGCAGGACGCAGACATCGTTGCCTTCCTGTACCGGGAGAAGGTCTACAACGAATCATTCGAGTCCAACGTCACCGAGTTGATCACCCGGAAATTCCGCAACGGTGCGGTCGGGACGGACCTGATCATGATGCTGCCCACGCAGCAGCGTTTCGTCTCGGCCGACTACGAAGCCAAGCGCGAATACAACCTGGAGATCAACATGGACACCGCAAAACCGAGGAAAAGCAGATGGCAAAGAGGATCGTAGATAAAACAGTACGGGCCGGCGGGTGGGATGTCTCCCACCACAAGGGCGATGTTTTCAGGCTTTCAAGGAGAAGCCGCGTGATATTCGTCAAGGTCAGAAACGGGAAGATCGTCCAGTGCGACAGGACCGGCAGCGTAAGCCCGACGTTCATCAACGCGCTGACCGGCGAGCACCAGGACAACGTGCTTCGCGCGATCAGGGAAAACTTCCAGATTGACACTTGACGCCGGCCCGAATATCATGGGCCTGCAGCACTTCAACAGGGCGCTGCCGGGCCGCAGGTTCCTTTCCCCGTTCCTGCGGCCCACCTTGAACTCCGGAGGGCGCCAGCATGAAAAGCCGATTCAGCACTACCGTCAAACGTCCGATCAAGGGCGACAAGCCGATGACCAGCAACATCAACCGGGCGCACAAGGCGACGGCCTCGGCCCGCAAGCGCCTGGCTGAGAAGACCGGCACACACCAGGGTCCCAAGAAAGCCGTCAAATGACTCAGAACACGGTTCAGAAGCTGGCCGACCAGATGTGGCGGCTGCACAACCTGTACTTCATCATCGACAAGGCCGGCAAGAAGGTCCCGTTCAAGCCCAACCCGGCCCAGGAACACCTCCTCGAAGAACTCACACTCCGGCACCTGGTTCCGAAATCCAGGCAGTTCGGGATCTCGACGCTGATGGGCATCATCCAGCTCGATTCGGCGATATTCGATCCCGGGTTCAGCGGACTGACCATCGCACACGATCTCGAGGCCGCCGAGAAGCTGTTCTACCGCAACATCAAGCTGCCCTATGACAACCTCCCGGAGGCGATCAAGAACATGGTCGGCTGCTACCGGGACCGGGCAAGGGAGCTCAGATTCACCAACGAATCCATGGTTTCTGTGGCCACGTCCGGGAGGAGTGGGTCTCATCAGCTCGTTCACGTGAGTGAGTTCGGCAAGATCTGTGCCAAGTACCCGGAGCGCGCCCGAGAGATCGTCACCGGCACGTTCGCGTCCGCCGGCAAGGACCAGATGATCATCGTCGAATCCACGGCCGAGGGGCGGCACGGCTACTTCTACGAATACTGTGCCGAGGCCAAGCGGGCCCATGACCAGGGCGCCCGACGGGGCCAACTGGACTGGCGCTACACGTTCTTTCCCTGGTGGCAGCACCGGGACTACAAGCTCAACCCTTCCGGCGTCCGGGTGCCGCGGCATCTCAGGAAATACTTCGAGCTTCTGGACGCAAAACACGGGATCAAGCTGTCGCCGGCCCGCAAGGCTTGGTACATCGCCAAGGAAAAAGTTCTCGGCGACGACCTCAAACGCGAATATCCTTCCTACTTCGAGGAAGCCTTCGAGCAGTCGATCAAGGGCGCCTACTACGAAGAACAGATGACCAGGATGCGCCAGGATGGACGGATTTGCTCGGTCCCGCACCAGCCGGGCGTGCGCGTCGATACCTGGTGGGACCTGGGCATCGACGACGCGACCGCGATCACGTTCGTCCAGGAGGTCGGCCGGGAGCTCAGGGTGATCAATTACATCGAGGAAAACGGCGAGGGCCTTCCGCACTTCGCCTCGCTGCTCGACGAACTGGCCAAGAAACACGGCTACGTCTACGGAGAACACATTGCCCCGCACGACATCAACGTCCGGGAAATGGGCAGCGGCACCACCCGATTGAGCACCGCGCACGCCCTCGGAATCAACTTCCAGGCCGCGCCGAAGACCGAAATTGCCGACGGGATCGAGATGGTCAGGAACGAACTCGGCCGGATGTGGATCGACGAGACCAAGTGCGATCGCCTGATCGCCTGCCTGGACGCCTATCAGAAAGAATGGGACGACGCCCACGGATGCTTCCGGCAGAAGCCCCTACATAACTGGGCCAGTCACGGGTCAGACAGTCTGCGGACGGGCCTGACCGGCAGACGGTTCTTCACCAAGCCGCCGGCCCAGCAGGTGCGCAAGGCCGGACGCTGGGCGGTTTGACGGAAAAGCGCCTTGTGCTACACTCGATTCTGACCATATTGGTCTTTCACAGTGAAAGCAGGAGAACGTCATGAATAACCGCGGAGACGAAAGCAAGCAGTACGAAGGCCGCAAGGGCGGCAGCGGCGCCAACGCAGGCCCGAACAAGGGCGACTATCTGTGCAAGAAGTCGACCGAGGAAGTCAAGCGGATGGTGGACGGCAAGATGGGCCACCCCCGCGAAACCGGCAAGGGCAACATGGCCTGACCACCCGAGAGCGTCGGACCGCCATCCAATGACGCGAAGATAGATCGGTCTGCCCTGGCGGGGGCGGCCGGCTCCTACCGTGACCCTGGAGACGCCCGGTGCTGACCGAAAGAGAATACAACGCTGGGAAATCGGTCGATCAGATACTGAGCGAAAACGGCATCGCCGAAGAAGACAGCGCCCTGACCGCGGCCGAGAGCGGGAAACGCCCCGACGAATCCTATCGTGAGGGTGAGCGCGAGGATATCGACGTTGATCGAATCACCTCGAACCTCGGGCATCATGTCCACCGGGCATGGGACCTGGCCCGGCAAGCCAAGGAAGAACACCAGACCACCCTTCTCCAGTGCCTCCGTCAGCGAGAAGGCTTCTACGACCCGGACAAGCTCAATGTGATCCGGGAACAGGGCGGGAGCGAAATCTACATGCTCCTGACCCAGCTCAAAATCCGATCGGCCAAGGCCTGGATCACAGAGATCATGCTCGGGGCGAACGGGGAATTGCCGTTCGGGACAAAACCGACCCCGGTGCCGGACCTCCCGAAAGGCGTTCTGGCCAAGATCAGGGATGGGGTCAGGCGCGAGGCCGAGGAGGCATTGCAGGCCGGGCTGTATCCGACCCCGGAGAAAATCCGCAAACGTACCACCCAGGTCGCCGGCGACGTGATGAAGGCAGTCGAGCACAACGCCGCCCGTATTGCCAAGCGGATGCACAAGCACCTGCACGACGAACTGGTCCACGCCGACTGGCGCAAGGCCTTCGTGGACATGTTGGACGATTTCCTGACCTATCCGGTGGCCTTCATGAAGGGCCCGTTCAACCGGATGGGCGAGGAACTGGCCTGGGATATCGGTCCGAGGGGCGAGGCCCACCCCAAGGTGACGCGAAAGGCCCAACGCCGGTTTGAGGCCGTCAGCCCGTTTGACATCTACCCGGCCCCGGACGCCAGGAGCGTGCATGACGGTTACCTGATCGAGCGCATGAAGCTGCGCCGGGACACTCTGTACGACATGATCGGGGTCCCGACATACGACGAGACCGCCATCCGTGAGATCATCCGGGAATACGGCGACAAGGGCTTTCGGCTCAATATCCACCGGGATACCGAGCGCGACCGCCTCGAGGGCCGGAACTGGGACGATTTCAGCAACGACACCACGATCGACTGTTTGAGCTACTGGGGCAAGATCCGCGGCGCCTGGCTGGTCGAGTGGGGCTTGCCCCGCCGGATGATCGAGGACATGGACCGCGACTACGAGGCCAACGTGATGATGGTCGGGCCCCACGTATTCCGGGCCGCTCTGAACCCGAACCCGCTGGGCCGCCGGCCGTACTTCGACTGCTCGCTCGAGCGCGCCAACAACACGATCTTCAACGGCAAGGGCCTGTCGCAGATCATCCGCGACCTTCAGGATATGTGCAACGCCGCGGCCCGGTCGCTGGCGAACAACATGGCCTTGGCCTCCGGGCCGATGGTCGAGATCATGATCGACCGGCTGGCGCCCGGCGAGACCGTGACCGACATCATCCCGTGGCGGCAGTTCCAGACCACCGAGAGCAAGGTCGGTTCCGGGTCCGGGAGCCGCGCGATCAACTTCTTCCAGCCCAACTCCAACGCCAACGAGTTGATGAACGTCTATCAGTTCTTCTCCCAACTGGCCGACGAGTATTCCGGCATCCCGCCCTACACGATGGGCTCCAACCCGTCCGGCGGCGCGGCGTCGACTGCCTCCGGCCTGGGCATGCTGATCGAGGGCGCGGCGCGCGGGATCAAGCTGGCCGTGTCGGAGCTGGACAAGGTGACGACCTACAACGTCGAGTGCATGTTCCACCAGGTCATGCTCTATGACGATGTGCCGCACATCAAGGGCGACCTGAAGATCGTGGCCACCGGCACCAAGGGCGTGCTCAACCGCGAACAGTCGAACATGCGCCGAATGGAACTCCTGAACATCATCGGCCAGCCCCAGATGATGCAAATGACCGGGCCTACGCCGGTGGTTGAGGCGCTGCGCGAGATGTACGAAGGCTTCAACCTCGACCCCAGCAAACTGCCGAGCGAGGACGAGCTGATGCAGCGCATGGTCGCCATGCAGAAGCAGGCCCAGGCGGAAAACCAGCCGGGCGGCCGGGCGCCGAACCCGAAGGAAGCCACGCTTGACGGGCGCAACGCCGGCGGGCCGCAAGCGCAATGAGCAATTCCACGTTCACGGCCGAGGACGCGAACCTGATCGCGCGCATGCTCCGGGCCAACCCTTCCCACATCGACGATATGGTCAAAATGATCAAGAAAATCATGGATGACGCGGACGATACGCTGCGCCAGGCCGACGACCACAAGGCGTTGCTCAAGGCTCAGGGCGCAAGGGCTTCACTCGAAAAGCTGGTGCTCCACACCTACACCGCGCTCGCGCCGAAGGACAAGCGCAGAAAGTCCGAATTCTGATAGTAGGTACGTATCCCCATTGCAAGTCAGATAGTTTTTCTGCATAATAAACCCGGCCCCGCTGATGCGGGAACCTAAACTCCCCGATTCGGATACCCGAGTGGCCTGGATCGGCAGGACACCCTTGAAAGGGCCTTGGCAGGAGATTATGGGAAGACCAAAAGCAGTACGAAAAGCTGCCGAAGAAGCCGAGAGAATTGCTCGAGAGCAAGTCGAACTGATGAATCAGGACGGCCCGAGCAAATCTCTTGAAGAACTGCTCGCAGAAGACGGTGGTGAGCCTGGAAATAACTCGGACGGCCGGGGCCCTACTCCCCCCGACACCGGTTCCGACGGAAGTCCGGACACTCCCGAAAAAGAACGTCAGAAGCAGCAGGCTCCAGAGGACGCGCAGGAGAAGTTGCGTGCAACCGAGGAGCGATACCGCACGCTCCAGAGCAAGTACGACGCCGAAGTGCCTCGTCTTGCCCGGGAAAAGCGGGAGCTCAATGAGGAGGTCGATCGATTGAAGCGTCAGGTTTCTGAGCTCGAAACCAAGCTGGAGAAGGCCTTGGCCGCTCCGGCGGTTTCCGACGAAGACATCAACGCTGAAATGGAAAAGCTGCGCGAGGACTTCACCGACGATGCCGTCGATGGGTTCGCCAGCCTGACCAAGAAGCTGATTGCCCGGAATCTGCCCAGGCAGGAACCGGCCGACCAGCAACAGCGGGACGCGGAAATCGAGACGCTGCGCAAAGAACTTGCGAGGGTCAAGACCAACAGCGCCCTCGGGCAGTTGGACGCCCTGGTCGACGGATGGCGGGAGACGAACGAAGATCCCGAATTCATCCAGTGGCTGGCCGACAACACCGATTGGCGAAGCGGTCAGACCTATCAGGACCTGATGCAGCACGCATGGGCGGTCGAGGGCGATATTGCCCGGGTTGCCCAATTCTTCAAAGAGTTCAAGGCGGAAAGGCAGCAGCGAGACAAGCCGCCCGAGAGCAAGCCGACCAACGTGGAGCCGGATTCTTCCGGCGGTGGCCACAGGCCGGATCCCAACGCCGGAACCGGTGGAAACGAGAAGATCTGGACCGTGGCCGAAGTCGAGGACATCAACCGGCGAGCACGACGGGGCGAGTTCAAGGGCAAGGAAAAACAGTTGAGCGCATTGCGCGAGAAGATCGAACGCGCAGCCGCGGCTGGAAGACTCCAGTAGCGGTAGCTCTAAACCACAGGAGTAGGAACCATGCCTTTTCCAGTCAATACAGAAAACAGCCATCCGCAGGCCTCTGGCCTGCTGATCCCGAGCGTATGGTCGCCGCGGGTCCTCGAGAAGTTCTACGAGTTTTCGGTGTTGGAGTACATCAGCAACACCGATTACGAGGGTTGAGTAACAGCTCTCAATAAATCCCGTGAATTGCTGGGAACCCCTTAGAGACCCATGGGCCACAACGCAGCCGGTAACGGCAATCGTGAAGGCTTGAAAACCATGGAGATTGGGCAATCAGCAGCAAAGCCTCCTGGGAACAGGTGGAATGTTCAACGACTAGGCCACGGAGTCCAGAACGGACGGTAAAGGCCCACGAGTGCGGGAGTTGCTTAACGGTGACAAACCTTGTATACTTAAAGCTCGATTAAAGTAGATAAGGAATGTCACCAATGGAACAAGATAGCTGGAAAGAATGGATTTCGGACAGTTTTCACAAGCACGGTCTTGTTGGGATGTCCAGGAACAAAGGAATTTCGGACAGTTACATGGAACTTGTTGCGATGATTACAGCGGCCGGAGTAGACCACGGATTTGATTCGGTTCATGACCGAGGTCTTGGCGCCAGTATCGAGGAAGTATTCTCGATGGCGTGCAACGGTTCGTTCGCAAGCGACATCGCACGCAGGTTCAACGTGCAAACAAAGTCCGTTTCCCGTTTCTGTTCACGCCACGGGATCGACCTTGACCGGCCGGCAACGCTGTCCGATCAGGAAGACGAAATCCGAGAATCGGCAGAAACACTGTCTGTTGGTGGTATTGCGAAGAAGTTTGGGTTTTCGGAAAAAGCGGTGCGTTCGTTCTGCAAGAAAAACGACATCACCCCTGTTTCCAAGCGGCCCGGCTTCATCATCACGCACAACGGATACAAGAAGATTCTGATGCCGGAACACAGCCAGGCGGACAGCAAGGGCTATGTTCATGAGCATCGCAAGGTGGCCGAAGAAGCAATCGGACGCCCGCTCAAGGATGGTGAGGTAGTTCACCACATCAATGGCGACAAGAGAGACAACCGCCCGGAGAACCTTGAGGTAATGACATCTGCCGAACACGCCAGCCATCACGCCAGATCCGGGGATACCGGGTGGGCGAAGTTCCACGAGAAGCAACAAGATATAGTCTGAGCTGTTCCGAGAGGAGCAGAAGGCCGGATAAAGAGCCGGTCGATAACACAACTGGAAATCAAGAACCAGGGCGACAAGGTGATCATCCGCCAGCGCCCGAACATCACGATCAGCGACTACGAGAAGGGCCAGACCCTGCCGGTCCAGCGGCCCGCCATCTCCACGGTGGAGCTCGAGATCGACAAGGGCAAGTTCTGGTCGTTCCTGGTCGAAGACGTGGACGCCGCGCAGTCCGACTACGACTACATGCAGGACTGGACGGCCGATGCCGCCGAGACGATGAACGAGGAGATCAACGCCCAGGTGTTGACCTCGATCGCCGCCTCAGTGGCCGCGGAGAACCAGGGCGCCACCGCCGGCGCGCATTCGGCGTCGTATGACCTCGGCGTCACCGGCACCCCGGTCGCGCTGACGAAATCCAACGTGATCTCCAAGCTGGGCCAGGCTTCCGCCGTCCTCGACGAGCAGAGGGCGCCGGAGCGGGATCGCTGGATGGTCATCCCGGCCTGGATGAAGTCGATCATCTACGACTCCGACATCAAGAACTCGCTGATCCAGGGCAACGATCAGGAGCTCCTGCGCAAGGGCCACATCGGCCAGCTTGCCGGGTTCGACCTGTTCCTGTCCAACCAGCTCACGATCACCGACGACGCCGGCACGGACGTATGGGACATTCCGTTCGGCCACAAGTCTTCGTTGACCTTCGCGAGCCAGTTGGTTCACAGCCGGGTCAAGGAGCCCGACGACTTCTTCGGCCTGCTCGTGCAGGGGCTGAACGTCTACGGCTTCAACCTGAACAAGCCCGATGTCGCTGGTACGCTTTACGCCAGTGTCGGCTAAAGGGTAGAATCGGCGATACAGGTGGCCCGGACTTCCGGGCCACCTTCCCGGAAATCAGGAGAATCGCCGTGAGCAAGGAAGAATCCCACCCGAAGTATCTCCGCAACACCAACACCGGCGCCATCCAGGCCTGGAGCCGGGCAAAGGCCCAGCTCCCGTTCATGGAGCCCCACGACAAGCCCCCGGAGCCCCGTGAGGCGACCAACAGGCGCACCAAGCGCCCCTACGATGTCGAGCAGGAACGCCGGGCCAAGGTGGCCAAGGCCGACGCCGCCCGCGAATCCGTGCTGGCCGACGACGATGCCGGCGAAACCGGCGGCCTTGCGCTTTCCCCGGAAGATCTCGACGAGTGCGAAGCGCAGCTCAAGAGCGCGATGTCCAAGGACGACATTGCCGCCTTGGCCAACGACTATTTCGGTATCGAGATTTCGACCGCATCAGGTGTCAAGCGCGCCGACATGAAAGACGATGTTCGGTCGATGATCGAGCTGGCCCGGAAAGACCTCGAGAAGGCGTAACCAATGGCCTTTCCAGCCGAAAAGGTCGCTGCCGGAGCCTACCGGGTCCTGAACGACAAGGACCGGGTTCGCTGGAAGCCCGAAGAGATTACCGGCTGGATCGACGAGGCCGTCCATTCCCTTCTCAAGTACGTGCCCAACGCCGGGGCCGAGACGGTGATCAAGAAGATCGTCGCCGGAAAGACCAAGCATGAATTCCCTGAAGCGTACCGCATTCTGGACGTGATCCGGAATACCGACGGGCAGGGCAAGCCCAACGGCCCGGCCGTGGTCTACACGACCAAGGAGGCCCTGGACGCCTGCCGTGCTTCATGGCACACCGACACCGGGGAATCCATCTACCACTGGGTCTACGACCCGGAGCACGACCGGAAGGTGTTCTGGGTCTACCCGGCCCCCGAGGACGACGCCTACGTCGAGATGACGATCGTCAGGGAGCAGGACATCACCAGCCTGGGCACCGAGATCGAGATGGGCATCCAGTGGCTACAGACCCTGCTGAACTGGGTGCTGTTCCGCGCCTACGCCAAGAACGCCGATTTCGGCGGGAACTCGCAGACGGCGATGGCCTACCTGAACGCCTTCTACACTGAAGTCGGGCGCTCCGATCTGATCTTGCAACGCTACGACCCGCAGGTGGAAATGGAGAACCGGCATGGCTGAATTTCTGGATTTCTTCGATGAAGTGCGCGCGCACGTACCGAAGGCGCCAATGCCGGAGATCGAGGCAGCCATCCGGCGGGCGGTGATCAAGTTCTGCCGGGATTCTCACATCTGGCGGGAATGGCACACGCTGGCGCTGAAACCGGACGTTAAAGAGCACCGAATCAGGGCCCGGGGCGGCCGGGTAGAGGCTATCCGTTCGGCGATGTACGAGGACAACGAGGTCAAGCGCATTGAGCTCACGCAGGCCCAGTGGGCGCTCGTCATCCATCCGGAGCGAGAGACCTACAGTCGGCCGCGCAATTATGCACTGTCGCCGGACCATGAGCGGGTGGCATTCAGCCCGGTCCCCGATGAGTTGCCGGAACTGAAACCGGTAGCCCATCTGTACCTGATTCTCGTTCCCGAGCGCAGTTC